GCGATCCTGATTCTGTAAAACGTAATCAGCATATAGGTCTTCGTAGCTTTGTGGTCGGAACATTCCACTAACAAGCGGTGAGTATCTAGCCCTCTGCGCTGCGCCCATCAACCTAGCTGCATGACCTACATCCTGTAGGGTTTTAGGCGAAAAGTATTGCTGGGCTGCTACTGGAATATCTGCCTGTTGCATACCTCTAAAGGTACCTACATCCTGCAATGCTTGGTTCCATACAGAGCCAAGACCACCCTCTCCTTGTGTTGCATGTGAAAGGAAGTTTTGGAATGACTGCCCCGGCAGCGGTGCCCCTGTTTCATCTACTGCTTGGGGATTAAGGAGATTCCTGATCGCGCCTCCTTGGAAGGCAGCGGTAAGAGGGTCTTGGAGTCCTTGGAGATAACCTCCAATCGGGCCTCTGCGACCAAATCCCTCCCCAAATACGTTGCCGAAGGCACGGCGATAGCCAGCAGTAGGAGATATTTCAAAGAGGCCACGGTTATCTACAATCCCTTGGGGGGAACCCAAGCCCATCATGTTTGCTTCAAAAGATAGATTAGGGTCAAAAGCACCCGGGCCACCCGGCCCACCCGGGCCACCTTCAGGGCCACCCGGAGGAGGAGGGGCACCACCCGGAGGAGGAGGGGCACCGCCGGGAGGAGGAACAACCGCAGGAGGAGCAGGCTTAAAAGTTGGTACGTCTGGAGGGAGAGTTACATCCGCGCCAACATCAGTGTCTATATCTTCTACAAAGCCTGTTTCATCTATCGGTTCCCATACTGCACCCGGCTGACCTGTTTCTTCCGCAAAGGTTTTAAAGTCATCTAAGTCATCATCTGGTTCAAATCCTGTCGGTGCAGGTTGTTCGACTGCATAAAATTGTTCTAAAGATTTAGCATCTGGTGCTAAGTTGCTTAGAACTCTCGTCTGATCTTGCGAACTTAGGTTGGCGTATTCTCCGGGGCGTTGGTTCCAGTACGAAGGAAGATTATGGTTTGCAGCAGCTTCCCTCGCTTTACCAGTTAGCTTTTGATACTCGTCCCATCTGGTTTTCCAATAATCTGGAAGGTCGTCCCACGGGTCTCCCTGTTCAGTAACACCAACTTCAGGTTTTTTTTCTCTAACTTCCGCTTCCCTTACGCCAATAACATTTTTGAGAATGTCCTTCTGGTCAGCACTGTACTCCTCGGTTTGCCAGTCGCCTCTTTCAAATCGCTTATCTACATACCTTGACATCAATTTGTGAGGATTTGCTTGGAGGAAATCCGTCAACTGACGCATAAAGCTATTCATGGCTCCCTGAAAGCCAGCCCGCCCTTCTGTTGCAGCGATATGCTCCATGACCTCTCTAATTTGAGGCGCATCAATTTTATTATTGGGGTTCTTGCTTCCCGCAGCTTCACCCCATCGGAACATATCTGAAGGAAGATAAACGTGCCAATCTTCAGCCCCCGGTGTACCTATAACATTTATATCTGCGACTCTCTCACCCCATGGGCGAATGGGGCCAATTAGGTTTTTGTTTTTCTGCGCAAGGTCTGCTCCTACTGACCCCATTACTTGCGACTGTGCCCCGCCGGGGCCTTGACCACCCATAAGATCAAACTTGTCACAGCTTTCAGCCGGGGTCATATCCGCGCCTAGCGCAGATGGTTGTGCCATTCTAAATTCTGCTTGCTCTGCCTGTACCCGTGGGTCAAAGGCAAACCCCGTTCCCGTCATTATTGCGCCTTCTGTTGGCCCTGACGTTCTTTGCTGCGCAAAACCACTACTACCGCCCATAGGATCAAAACCAGCTACACGGGTTGGGTCGCTAGTAGCCATTGGCGTAACGCCACCGGGCTGTTCTGCTGGTATATCAATACCAGTGCGAAACTGGAGGGGTGTTCCTGCCTGCATTCCCCACCCACCTGCTTCTTGTACTGCTCGCGACATTGCGATAGCTGCGCTAGGTGCAGTAACGGGATGCCAGAAAACTTCACCGTCTGGTGCTGTTAGAGGAACGTTATATCTTGGCATCTTACATTCTTCCTACTGGATTAACCCTAGGGCCGGGGCCACCGGGCATTCCCGGTGGTGCTTGGTTAGGGTTGGGTGTTTGCGGGAAACCCTGCATCGGAGATGGCATGACCCCGCCAGCTACGCCGGGAGGCCCGGCTGTTCCGGGTGGTGGCCCCGGTGGTGGCCCGGCTCCTCCACCTTCTGGGGGAGGGGGCGCGCCCATCTGTTGCGCAGCCATAACCAGTTGCTGGAACTGAACATCCTGCGCAGCTTCCTGTTGCTGATCCTGCTTCAATGTTTTTCTTAGAAGGTCTAAGTAAATCATCGCTTTTTCCTGCTCGCCCGTCTGCATCAGACCTTCTATCAAGGTAAGCAGTAACGCCTTCGGCTCAGTAACATGAGCCTGCTGTGCGCTAATAGCATTCTTGAATTGGTCAACATCATTTATCTGCATGACGTTTTCCCAAATCCACTCGTCAGGTGCCAGTGGCCTGTCACCGTCACGCATCATCTGTGCCATTGTGACAAGTTGTGGCTCGTCCTGTGGCATTCGTACACCAAACTTTATATCAATAGCCCCGGCACCTTCAAGGTCTGCGGGCTTTATCTCTTCATTGAAGTAGTTGGAAATATCGTTATGCCGACCTCTTACGTCGAGAGCAGAGAATCCACCAGTCTCGTACTGCATGGATATGATCTCTGACATCTGTTTATAGCAGGAAGTCATCGCCTGTACGCGCGGTTCAATCTGGTGTGCTGACCCTTCCTGAAGAACCTTGGCTGCGAATCCTGAGATAGCAAACGGCAGTTCGCCATAACTAACGTTAGATAATCCACCACGCTGAATCTCACCAGAGATTAAACCCACGAAGTTGCCCGTATCGAGAGGCATCGTGATCTCATCCATTAGCGAGATGTCAGTCCCAGCAGGGAGTGGGACTTCCGACCCGTCTTGCCAAGGGTCGGTATCCAGCGTGGTGGTTCCGTCAGGAGAAATAATCTTATAAGGTCGCCTGACAGCACGCCTTACCAGTGTCTTGTACGCACTCATTGCAAAGTTCAAGTCTTCGTAGAGTGTGCGGTTAGCAGAAAATATAGACTCGCCATAGTCACGGGCAGTGTCGTCACCGGAAAGATCATCCTGTATCCACGGTGCCGGGCCGACTGCTCCTAAGAATACGGGCGCGCAAGGGTTGCCATCCATATCCCTAACATTGTGCTTGGTTAGTCGTTTACCGTACTTGTTTTCATCTTTGTCGCCAACGACGATTACTGCGTTCTCTGTCCTTGAGTAGTAATCCCAGACAGTAACACCACCGCTTGTCTCGCCTTCTATTGTCGGCTCAACGTCTACGTTATAGCGAGTCTTTACTGAAGTGGCTGATCTTTTAGATTTATGGGCAAGCCAGACAATACCTTGGTCGTCCATCTCATAACAGATGTGTAATGGGTCGAACGGAGTTATATCAACAAAGGTGGTGCCATCTTCACGCTTGTTAAGCATTGTGCGTCCTGCATACCATCCACGAAGAACTATATGGAACGCTAGCTGCTCTCTTACACTGGGTTGCCCGAATCTTTGCATTCGTTCATCGGCAAGGTTAAGCGCACCGATAACAAACTTCTCTTTGGAGCTACCGCCCGCTCGATCTGCTACCTCTAAGCTAAGAGGAACACGCACCGACATCTGGGCGTTTGATAAATAAGACATTATCTTGTCGGCAAGTATCTTGGGGGCGTTAGAGGTATAACTCTGGTACCCGGTTCCTGCGTCATAAGGATTCATACGGTATAGACCGTAATCGTTTTCCATTCGGGTTCGGCGTGTTCGGAACCCCGGCGAGTCCCAGACTTCTTCGATCTGGTCTACTAGGTCGTCGATTTTTGCCACGTTACCACCTGTTTACAGTAATTATCTTGGTCGAGCCTACAGCCCTAGCGTAGCCATAGTTTACGACAAGTCCGTAGGTTATTGCTTTAATGCCGTGGTTGAAAGCATCTCTAGGCTCCCTTCCAACAGTATTACCTTCCCTGTCTGTACGCCAAGTATAAACATGAATCTGCTCGTCGAACGGGTTCGCACACCCGCCCAATTCAGAGATTACACCTTTTACCTTGGGGTTGAAAATTATATTCGGCTGCTTATTAACAGGGTTTTCTTTTAAGAATGTGTTGAACCTTTCAACACCATCAAGTATCCCGACTCTCTCTGATTGCATATACAGGCTGGCCTTTTCAAGCCAAGTATCTACAGGGCGGGATTCCCCTATATTATGGGCTGCAACATCAATTACTCCGTGTTGAACATCGGGCCACCACGGGCGCATCTGGCAAATCTCTATGATCTCTTCAGTAATCTTCTCGCGTTCAAAGATTTCGTCGATAACCCTAACCTGTTCCCCAATAATTTGTACAGCCTCAACAGCATAGGCCGACTTTGTTACCTGTGAGTAGCCGGGGTCTACCCATAAATGAACTGGCTCACCCTTAATATATTCTGCCCTGTCCGATATATGTGACTGAACATCAAACATGTTGTGTACAAGTCCCTTCGGGGGCGCAGGCTTGCCCGCTACACGTTCATTAAACCAGTCTTCGGAGTGCAATCGCTCCAATGCCAGTATCTCATCGTCTTCCCTGCCATCAGGGTAGACCGCTTGGTTAGTCCAAGAGGGTAATGAGAAGGAAATAGCGTCATCGTCAGGATTAAAGTACTGCCAAGCCTCCCATTGGGACGGATACCAGCCCAATGACATCTCAAATGTACCTTCCAAGAACAGATACCCACGCTTCTCAGCAATTCTGCCTCTAAGCCTAAGGAAACTTTCGTAGTCAATCTGAGATGCCTCGCAAGCTACCACCATTCGCGGTGCTTCCATCGCAAGACTACGGTAATCATTGGCAGATTTCGTCTTGATGGTAAAAATACCGGGGTCTTCCTGCGTACCACAGGCAACAGACATCTCTCCGGGGTCGATTCGCTTGGTTTGCTTGACCAGAAAGCCCAATCTGCCAAGAATATCGGTCAGATAGTTCCATTCTGCACGGGTTCTCTCGTAGTCACGGGCTACAAGCCACACGATGTCGCCATTCTCGTACTCATCAAGGTGGTTGATGATCGAAAGCGCACCTAAAAAGCTTTTACCCGCACGCTCCCCGCCAGCAACAAGCTTAATCCTAGCCTTGTGGTCAAGAATCTGTTCCTGTTCCCGCCATGTACTGAACCCGGCAGCCTCAAGAATAGTATTCCGGTCTTCTGTAAGTAACAAATCGCCTCCTAAAAGCGCAAGCCCTTGATACTGGAGGCGATTCCATACCAAGGGCTTGGCCCGCCAAACCCTAATAACTAATAACGCGTACCCGTTACCAGCGATTGTAACCCTAACGAGGCCCCGGAGGAGAAAGCAGGCCCCGGATACGACAATGGGATGGCAATAACAGTTATAACACGCGTTAATGGTGAAAAGAGAGAGGGAAGGGGGGGACTATAGGGGGGGTTAGGTGAGAGTTCAACTAACAACCTCTTAGGGGTTGTTAGTTAAACCCACCAGAGAGGGTTAGTGGGGCATTGTAGAAGGAAGGGACTCCAGCCAGAAAATAAGCTGTCAAGGGGGTACCTACTACAACTATAACTACAACTACAACACCATACCCCCACCTATTACCATCATTACCTTCCCACACCCCAATCACTCCCCACCTCCCATGGGTCGGATGCATGAGTCAGTCAGCCCCTCAGCGTACGCGTCTACGCACTCACTGAGCCGAACTTGCAGCCTCCCCCACTTGCAAAGCAAGTGAGGGGTCTAGGCACTTTTGGGTCAGCCCAAGCGTAGCTTGGAGCCTCGTACGCGAGAAGGGCTGTCACAAGTGACAGATTCCAACTCACTGCTGTGATTGACCCTCTAGCTAAAGCTAGGCTAATTTCAAAAACTGGATTTGACGCTCTCTCCGTGCGCAAGGGCTTCGCCCCGTGTGAGAGAGGGGAGGAGTTTTTGGCACTTTGGCTGCCTCGCGCCCACGGGACGACGCGCACCACCGTGGGCGTTTTGCGAAGCAAAACACGCAGTGGCAACGCCGTCGGGGAAAATCGACAGGTCGGCTGATAGGGTTTTTGGAGGTCGCTGCACCGCTCGCCACAGCGTCCTGCCTACATACCCAAGGCGAGCGAACAGGAGTCCGAAATGCGAAGTCTACGACTTACCCCCAGCGAAGCTGAAGCCATGAGTCCTTCTCGACTTATGTCGAGAAAGATTCGACGTCCACTGCTTATAGCAGTGGCTATGAAGGCTGGTCTCACCAAAGGTGAGACCAAAGGTCTCGGAACCCGTCTTCTTCGAAGACGAATCGTCGATGCTTTAGCATCGTCCGATGGTCGCATTCCCAGCAAAGCTGGGAAGGTCAAAGTCACGTCAGGGTCTTTAGACCCTGCCATGATGCCAGCAGAGGGAATCTCCGATTCCCTCCTGCTGGACAGGAATGGCAATGCCCTAAAGGGCACTGCCAGACAAGCCAGAATCGACAAGTTGGAGCGAAGCTCCAAGCCAGTGGGCAAGAAGAAGGCTGCTAAAGCAGCCAAGGCAGCCAAGGCAGCTAAAGCTGCCGAGGCTGGAAGCCTTGAGGCTCGCATCGTCAGAATCGAAGATTCTGTCGAGACCATGGCTAAAGCCATGGCAGCCCTCACCGCTGCATTTGCCAGCTAAAGCTGGCAAGTCGCCCCAACCGTGGGTGGGCACTTGCCCATCCACCCACCCAAGTAGCTAGGAGTGCGTAATGAACTACTTCAAAATCCACTTAGTATGCCCAACTTGTGCCCGATCAAGTTGGCGAGTCTTGCACTTAGGCAAGCGTACTGGCAAGTTGCAGTGCTGCGCTTGCAAGTGGATCGGCACACTTGCACAAGCTAGCAAGTAGTCGAAACGGCAACGAAGTTGCCGTCTGTGGGAACTGACCTACCCGCACTGACGAGATTGGTCACAACTAGCAGACGCTTTAGCGTCAACAGGAGTGAGTTATGGGTACAACTACGTTGTATAAATCCGACACGATTGGAACGCACTTGGAACCTGCCTACTCAGGCGTATTGACAACTTTGGAAGTTGCCGATATTCGGAAATTCTTACGCAAGTACGGGTGGTTACGAGTGTGGTGGGGATTTCACCGAAATGCGAAGCATTTCAGTGGTGCCAAGATCAGGCAAGTTGCCTTGTTCGGGCACCCAGACGACGCAAGTGAGAATCGCAAGATTGTCACTGGTCAAACACAGTGCGAGCAAGTTGCTTGCACACAGTCATAGGAGTACGCAATTATGAACAGCGAAACACTAGCTTTACACCTACTTTGGCAACAGGAGCGCGAGTTTGAACTCGCACTCACTGGGCAACTAGTCGGAAAGGAGTCCACGTTCGTACTCGACCCTGACGGGTTCGACACAGGAGTGGTCGCAACTGAGGACGGTTGCGAAGTTGAACCAGACGGTACTTGCCAACACGGGCAGGTATCCCCACTCGTACGATTGGGGCTTGTATAACCAACTAGCCGAAACGCCGAGAGGCGTTCACTTGGGAGTGACCGCCCAAGTGCTGATGATGGCAGGTCACAAACTAGCATAGGAGTGGGTATGACTAACACAGGACTCGACCCGCGTTACGACGACGCGAACAATCCCGACTGGTATTGCGTACACGGGCAATACACTGGCAACTCGTGGGGGGCAGATTTTCTCTGCGGTATGTGCGAGGACGGGTACACCGAACGCATAACGTGTGTTGACGAGTGCGGATTCTGGACTTGGGGGCTACATGGCGAGAAAGTTCTTGCATGTGTGCCTAACCCAGAACGCACTAAGCAAGCGCAAGAGTACCGCATTGTTCGCAATCGAGCAAGGTGGGAAGGCGAGTACGCGAACCTACACGCGCACCTTCGGGAACTTGTAGCGTGGGAACAGGAGTACACACCCAAGCGCGTACACTGGTATCGACATCGTGACAGTCAATTCAACGACGTGTACACGTCGGGGAACATATACGAGCCATCGGGCAAGACATTCAAGCGCATATAGGAGGACACGTATGTATACAGTTGTAGATGAAGTAGGCAAGCACCGCTACTACGGCACAAGTTTGCGAGATGCTTTTCAAGTGTGGAGCGACATCGCCAAACGCGAGTTGAACGATAGGCTTGAGCCAGATGGTAGCGGGAACGTGATGACGGACATGGACTGTGGTGGGGGCAGCCAGTTGTATTTGGAAATCAGTGACCGAGTTTACGACTTGGTTTTCGACTCTGGTTGTGGTCGCTGCTGGGACTGCGAACCTGAGGACGAGTACAACCCAGCTACCAACAAGGCAGTGTTCCAATAGGAGTACATGATGAAAATGACTACCATACCAACGCCATACACTCGGATGGAAAACCTAATTGACGCACTTGTGCAGTCTGGGGTAGACGTACGAGTAAAGTGCTACGACTACAAGCCCGAACTGTGGCACAACGGTATGTACCAACTAACCCACGATCTAACGAGTGCTTGCAATGTCAAGGAGATTGTTTCAGTGGGGTTCAGTGGGACTCTTGACGCTGATCTCAAGTGCGAAGGGGGTGATGCGCGAGAGGAATGATTTTGGTTATTACCCCTTACCCTTTTCTCTCTTCTCTTTGAAAAAGAGAAGAAGAGAGAAAAGGGAAGGGGGGAGAAGATTTCGGTTTGATTTTTGGTTCGATAACAAGCACAAAAGGAGTGCATTATGGCATCTCGATTTGAGAAGCGACTTATCCTAGCGACATTGCTCGACATCAAGGTGGACGGGCAACCCAAGCACCAGCTTGAGGAGCAACTAGGTAAGCACAAGAACGCTGAACAGTTGCAAGTTGCTTATGTGGGTATCTCACGTAAGGTCAACGGCTTCAAAGGCAAGCCAGCTACTCGCGTAGCCAAGGCTGTCAAGGCGTTCGTGGCTGCTGAAAGCAAGTAGTCACAAGTGGGGGCGAAGGGTTTAGCCTGTAACTAGAACCGCTTGCGGAAGTTGCAGTACGTGGGTTCGATTCCCACCGCCTCCACCAAGCTAAACACACGAAAACGTTCCATTACAACTGGGCGTTCTCGTATGTGTTGCGGTGTTGCGGATAGTGTGACGGTGTGACGTTTACTTAACGTAACACTACTTTTCAGCGAGTAACACCTGTTACCCGTATACATAACAAGTGTGAAGGAGTTCACATGTTAGATAAATTGTGTGATAAGCACTGGGGCATAAGCCAAATAGGTGAGACTGCCAGTCACGTTGGAACAGGTCGTGACAGGCACGGCAGGTTCCTGTGCGATGTATGTGAGGTACTTGAGAGAGTAGCCAAACATGAACGCAAAGAACGTGCTGCTATAAAGCGAGCAGAACGACAGCATGGCTTGGTTGAGCCACCTAAGTCGATCAACCTGTAATGCAGCCCCAAATACCAGAGAACATCGAGTGGGAAACCGATGAAACAGGCAGCGAGCATTGGGTCGCAAGCCAACACATAGGCACATTTGTACACGTAACAGATGTGATTGACGACAAGGACGTACTAGATGACGAATAAATATATACCCATGAACGAAGGTCAGTCGCAAGAGTATTACGACGCACTGGAAATGATGGGTACCACAAGAGGTCTGTACATAATCGCACAGGCACTCTACCACGGCATCAAGGCACTTGATGCTGTCCCTGAACCCCATCGAGAAGGGTCAAACATCGAGGACATGCGACTGATGCAGGCGTTGTTCCCGTTCCCAGATGAACTGTTTGACTCGATTGTAAACACTTGTGAAGTTTGGTGCGATGGCAACCATGAGGAGCGATACCAACGCAACGATCAGGGCGACTTGATCGACATGGATAGTTTTGGAGACACAATCGAGGAGAGAAGCTAATGTGTAAACGAGTAAGGGCATTTCAAGTGCCTAGAGCAATCATCGTCTGCTCCCACCCACATGACCGTGCGTATTGGAAGAACAAACGCAATCAAGGTGGGCGTGGCTGGGGCATGACTCGCAAGCCTAAGAAGAGTCGATAGTAATGTGTTCAATCACTAGCTGTTTCAATGATGCAGATACATGGGTAACTCGCACCATCACACTACTAGGTGAACGCCTGTCGGCAACAATGCCGATATGTGAACACCATTTAGATGGGAAAAGACCCTAATATGGCAAGCATAAACGATAAGGCTATCGTCGATCAGATCACTAGCAACGAGGGGGTGTACGAAGTAGGTGGGGAAAGTGACCCACCTGTTACTCACATTATCGAGTACGGTAACATGTTCGACGGTCGAGTGACCTACGCACTCGCGTGGAGCGAGCAAGAGCATGAACACCAGTGGCAGACAGGCTTCTTCGCATGGAAGAGGTTGTACTGGTCACTAGAAGGAGGATTCCATTAATGGGAAGCAATAGAACTTGGGAAATCGTAGTGGAAACAGGTTGGTCGGAAACGTTTGAGGTAAAGGCAGGTTCACTTGCCGATGCACTTGAGTTGATCGACAGTGATGAGGTTGACCCGCTGAGTTACGGCAAGGTGGGCGACCAGAAGTACAGCTTACGTGTTGGGACTCCCAACAGGGCTGCGTACAAGGAGATCAAAGGCTACTTCGGTGGCGAGATTAGCTGTGACTGCGAGGGCAACTGTGAACAGGACGATTTGTGTCTCTGCAACAACCTTCCTTGCGAGGATGATGAGGGGATGTGCGAAGACACTAGAGGCTGCTTACATGGTGAGTGCAACTGTGAGTGTGAGTTTTAATGAAGTGCCCTAAGTGTAGCGGGTGGGTCGCTGACCAGTACGGAGATGAGTTCTGTCTCAACTGTGGCTGGCGTGACATACCTGCAAATATATCCATGCCAATAGTCACAGTTGGCAATAGTGTATCTCGCGTGGAGATAAACCTAGACCCTGCCGACCCTGTTCACAAGAAGAGAATGAAAAAGATGCTCACTAAATGTGAAGGTTCGGGCAGGGCTGGGTACGAATACACTAACAGGAACTCTATCGGGAAGGCACGTTGCAGAGTGTGTGACCAACGTGTGTTAACTGCGAAGGCAACTGCTGTTGAAGAACATAAACCAACTCGATTGATGTTGGAGCAGCTTACCTACGCACTTGCCCTTGATGAACAAAAACCAAACCAACCACCCTTTTCTCTCTCTCTTTGAAAAAGAGAAGAGAGAGAAAAGGGGGGTTGGGGTAAACCAGAAAAGGAGAAAATTTTGATTCGTGTTATAGATTATTCGACAGCACCAGTTCAGAGGATGGTTCCTGCGTTAAAGCGGTACGTTGATGGACACATAAAGCCGGGCGGTTTTCTAACTGCCTTGCTTTCCAACAGCATGGACGCAATGGCACTTGCCGATGAGGAAAATGATGCGGTGCTTAAGGAGTGGGTTCAGTGGGTTCACAACGAGATGCCCGGCGACATGGCTGGGTCGAAAGAGATTGTGTCTGCGCATTTACAAAGGAGGCGTTTAAGCTAAACTTAAAATCTTGGTTCGATACTAATTACAGGAGTGTTCAACATGGCAAAACTGCCAACTAAAAAGTACGAAAAGCACGGTGCGTATCTATCCAGCTACGGTGAGGACATCGTTGCGTCGCTAGATAAGCACAACCCTGACCCGTGTCTACTGGTTGGGGATACAGGATGGGGCAAGACCACAGTTCTCAAGGCTTATGCCAACGCTAACAAGCGTGAGTTCACAGGAGTTAACTTCTATCCACGAATGAGCGTTGATACCTTGGTAGGTATGTGGCGACCTCAGAACGTAGACACCGGAGTCTCCGTTGAGTGGCAAGATGGACTGCTTACCCAAGCAGTACGATCAGGTCACATCTTCATGGGTGAGGAACTTACCCGTGCGCCCCGTGATCTAGCGGGTCGAATCTTAGGGCTACTTGATAGTGCCAACAGGTACTGGTCTATCCCTGAGGCTGGCGTGAACGAGATACCAGTCGATGAGAACTTCTGGTTTGTCGCAAGCGCAAACCCAACGTCAGGGAACTACGCAACCGTGTCACTTGATGCTGCGTTGTTGCGAAGGTTCTCTTACGTTTGTGAGATTGAACAGCCGATTGCAGATGAAGAGAAAGTCATCACTGCTATGTCTGCTGGGGTAATCCAAAACCACGAAGACTTTACGGAACGTATGCTGAAGTGGGTTGCTGACCTTCGTGGTTCAAGAGAGTCTGCTATAAACACAGGCGACCTTGTTAGAGTCGTGGATGCGATGGTGCGTAAGCAGATCAAACCTGTTGATGCGCTGACTCACACGCTCAAGTTCAAGTACCCACACTTTGCTGGAATCTTAACAGCTTTCGGTGCGCACCTTGAGACATTCGATCTTAAGTGGACTAGCGCAAAGGCAAAAGCTTCGGCACCTGCACCAACCCCCGACCCTGAGCCAGCACCTGACAGTGTAGCTGACGCTGAAGTTGAGGGAACAGGTAGCAAAGATGTCGTAACGGCACCTTCCACTGCTGGTGCGAAATCGGTTACTGATCTGATGTCGCAGCTTCAAAGCTTCATCGACCAGCAGGACAGCTAACAACAACTACATGGGGGCTGCGCATCCACAACGCAGATTAGTATAGGAGTTCGTCTATGGTAAAGATTAACTACACAATGGGTGGCTTTGACGAGATGTTCAGAGTCACATCTGGAAACCCAGACATGCATGTGAGGCGGGGGTCTAAGGGCAGGAACAAAGCCCCGACGGGTATAGCTGGGCAGTTTACATCAAGTGGTGTCCACCTGAGAGGGCGGTCGAAGAAAGAGGACAACCTGCTTGTTGCAGGTCGTATGAAGTACCCTGCGTACTCTCTCGATTACAGGTCTATAGCAGACAGGCTTACTGCTGCGGTCACAGACATTCGTAAGGGTGATGTGCCGAAAGATGGTGAGTGGATGATAAACCCTTATGAAGTCGGAGACTTCATGAACGCTGTTGAGTATGCTCGTTCAGCATCGCTGTCTGCAAGTCACTATGACAATCGGAAGATCGAGGATGCAGCAGTTGAGCAGCTTCAAAAGATCACACACAATCAGAACGCTGACGAGATAGCTGAACTTGTGTTAACAGGTAAGGTCAACAACCCCAACATGTACGGGCCTCTGGCTAGAGACTCTTACACTGCTAGGGCTGCTGCTCGCATGGGTGGCTTGACTGACAGGGAAAAGCAACCCGATGGTGCAAAGGCTCTGTTCACACGGTCGTTAATGGAACTGCTTAAAGCAAAGCTTGAAGATGTGATCCAATCACCCGACATTACCCAGCCACCGCCACCACCTACGGATGAGCCACCAACAGGTGACTTGTACAAAAACCCGAACGGGAACATTGGTATTCCAGAAACGTGCAAACAGCCAGAAAAAATGGAAGACCTTGTGCCTGAGCCTGACCCAGAGAAAAAGGGTACCCCTGATGACGGTGGTCAAAGCCAACTCAAGGACATCGACAAGCTTGTTGACTCAGCTATTGATGAGGGCAACAAGAAGCATGAAGCCAAGCAGGAGTCCGAGGAAATTAACGTTCAACCTGAAGCGAAGGCTGACCCTGAAAGGTTTGAGTCTGCTCGTAGAGTAGAGGATCAGGTACACGTTAGGCAGATATGGGGTGTGCAGGTTCCAGCAGAACCTATGGGAATAAGTATCCCAGACTCAGATGATGGGGCTGCTGAACGTGGCAAGATCGGGACTCCAACAAGCGACCTGTGGAAAGCCAGCTTCGGTGACATGAGGGTGTTCGATTCAACAGGGCAGACTGCCCCACGTACATTGACCATCCTTGTTGACTGCTCAGGCTCTACTATCGGAAGAAAGTGGCAGAACGGGCGACCATTCCAAGCGTTAGGCTGGTCGATAGCAGCGCAACTGCTGAAGCTTTCGCCTCAGTCGGAAAGCTTTGGGTTTAGTACCCGAAACGGAATGACCCTGTACTCAGGACAAAAGCCGGGACTTATCCCTGATGGTGTTCAAGGTGGCGGTGGAACTCCTACTGCCTCAGCCTTGGTCTGGGCATATGAGCGAGCGCACGGTAACGATACCAGCGTGGTGCTTATAACTGACGATGACCCTGATTACCATGCTGCTCCCGTAGCTGCTGAACTGCGGAACCGTGGAGTAACATTGGGAATCATTGGACACCCCAACTACCCGCCACAGTACGACGGGTACAACCAAGCTGCTCAGAACCGGAAACGTTTCCACGCTATCGGATTCCCAGCAGACTTGAGTGTCTACTTCTCAGGTACAAACGACGTTCATCTGTTGAACGAATTGTTCGACAACATCATGGCTTAGGGGCAGGTAATGCAAGACAGTACACCTGACGGGGAGATGTCCGACTACGTTGAGTACCTTCAAAGAGCCTTTGAAGGTTCCAACAAGGACGGGGTGAACCTGAGTGAACTATTCAACGAGGATGTGTCTGACTCCAACTGGAAGCAGACTGAGATACTCCTCTCAAAACTAGAGCATGAAGATACTCGATCTGTAATCGAGTATCTAATGCGAACGCCTATCGGCAGGTTGTCGATGGCGCGCATGAGTGCTAGGGCACAAGAGTACATCGAAGACGCAATAGAACCAAATGCAGAGAGGATAACGATGGAACAGCGTATAAAGCTGTCTGCAATCTTGAACATATTGTGTGAGATGTTCGCGTGGCTTGGTGCCAACAAAGACTTCTTTGAGAAAGGAGAAGAACATGGAACAAACTGAACTACAAGAAAAATGTAGGGAGTTTGCTGAGTTACAACGAGCAAAGCAGGAGATAACTCAACGGCACGCTGAGATACAGCAGGAGATTTTCTATCTTGCTGGGCGCGAAGAGGCTGAAGAGATTATCTTCGTGGATAACAATGGCGTGGTACAGACAGCAGCGATAAAGCTGCAAGCCAAGTACGACGTTACTGAACTATCCAAAGTGTACGAACTTTTACCTGAGGTACAGGTAGATGCAGGTAGGCAATTAATACGGAAGGAAGAGGCGATTACCCAGAAAGTAGACGGGCTACGAGCCAAGCAACTTGAGAAGTTGGGTGGCAATGTGGCTATAGTAGTGCGTAAAGCACGCGACATTGCAAGCAGAAAATACATCAGCATAAAGGAGTCCAAGTAATGGGACTTGTTAGTGACATATGGCCTTACAGCGTAACGGCTATGAATGACAAAGGGCGAACGACCTTCGCCAAAAAAGAACTGACTATCGACAGGGTGTTCGACAAGTACGGTATCGGTTACACGTTTGAAGAGGACACCCAAGACCCTAGTGCGATCTGGAACATGCAGGGTGAGTGGGATGACACTGCTAACAACGGCAGGGGTGGTCGTCTTGATTACACTGGTGATCGCTACGATGAGGGCGACGCTGTTGAAGCTGTCCTTGTACACCGAACGTACAAGAAGCGGGACGGTACTGATGGTGAGGCAAGAGATGTGAAGTGGATTCGCAAGCTTGCAACACCCAGTGTGCAGCAGCCCAGAGGTGAAGACCCCGAATCAGCAGTTACCCCTGACGTAACACCTGTTACGAAGAGGGATAAGTGGGAGATCAAGGACGAAACTATTCGTCGGGGTCAAGCAGTCAACGTGCTGATGGAACTTGCCAAGCAAGTACCTCTGCTTGAGGCTACGTTAGGCAAGGAGTTTCCAATCGCTGCCGTGCTACGGCATGAGATCGGTCGGCTGGCTAACTCTGAACCCGTTGACCTGTCGTACCTCCAAGGGTTAATCGACAAGGCAACCCTGCCCACCATCGCTGAGTTGATTGCTTCTCCTGTTGCCGAAGAAGAAGCTGAAGACTACGAATCAAGTGACGTTGATTACGGTGACGCTGCCGATGACATTCAAGTAAACGAAGACGGTGAGCAAGTAGAGACACTTAAGTGGGAGGACTAGATGCCTAAGTTACTTGACGCTGCATTAGCATATGCAGCAAGGGGCATGAGTGTTATACCACTCAAGCCCCAAGACAAACGACCTCTGCTTACAAGTTGGAAGGACTACCAGAGCAAGCGCATGGGAGTGGGGGACATGCGCGGGTTCTGGAAAGAACAGCCCGATGCCAACATAGGTCTAGTCACAGGTGCGATCTCAGGTATGACAGTTGTTGATGTGGATGGTGACGAAGGAGTAAAGTCCTTGCAGGATGCAGGCATCCTGTTGCCAGAGACATACACGGTGGAAACCCCGAAGGGTTTCCACTACTACTACAAGTACAACAACCTGTTCAAAACAGGTGCTGGGTTTCTTAAGAACGTTGACGTTCGCAACGATAAGGGTTACGTGGTTGCGCCTCCGAGTGAGGTAGACAGCACTGCGTACTCTGTTATCGCTGATAACGGCGGTGAGTTTGCGGAGTTCGGTGTTGTACCAGAGCAATTCTTGAGTAGCAAGAAGGGCGTAGTGTCCGACGACGGGATGATTAGCCAGCCTAACAGCAACGCTATGGAACCGTGGATTGCTCAGGCGATTACGAACGGTGCGCCCGAAGGACAGCGTGACGAGACTGCGATTAGGTTGGCAGGATACTTCTGGTCAAGAGGTGTACCCGAAGACATAATCAAGGCAACTGTTACACAGTTCGCTAACAACTGTACCCCACCCATGTCAGCGCAAGATGTGGCAAGGATTGTTCGGTCAGCTACAGGCTACGAGCAGACAAAGGTGCGTAACTTTACAGAGGGAAAGATTCCTGACCCGCTATGTAAAATCTCACCTGTCGGTGACGTAGAGATTGTATGGCCTGACAACGGGGTTACGATAGCGTTCAACCAGATATACAAGACGAAGGAACGTCTTGCATGTCAGATACAAGTCAGCACCTACAACAGTGGTGTGTTGCTTGGGCCTGTTGCGTTTGACATGGTGTCCATGAGCAGACGCAAGGAAGCAGTGATGATGCTGAAGGACAGGCAAGCCGAGGATTGGTCGGCAATCCTTGATGTAGCTTGCAGGATTGCAAGGGATGCGCAAGAAGATACGTCTGATTTCGTTGACCTACGTGAAGGCACCGCACAAAAGAGCGTTAGCCCTTGGCTAATAGATAACTTCCTTGCCGAAGGCAAGCCAACCATCATCTATGGAGATGGTGGTACAGGTAAGTCCATGATGGGCATAGCTACAGCTATGGCAATAGCCGCGTCGATTGAAGTGGTTGAAGGATTAAAACCTAACACCACTGGCAACGTCTTGTACCTTGATTGGGAAACAGACGACCAAGAAATCAAAACGCGAATGGACTGGATCGTTAAGGGCATCAACCAGAGAGGGCTTTACAGCTACGAGATGGATCGCTGGGATTTCCCGGTGGAATACATGCGCTGTACGGCTCCGCTAGTGTCCTTGCAACCGAAGATAAGCAAGAAGATAGAGGAGATGGGTTGCCCCTTGGTGATCGTTGACTCTCTTGTACCTTCGCTTGACGGTGACGCTAACGATAGCATCACTGCCACACGGCTAATGAATACGCTTCGGTCGTTTGGCACAGCTTCACTCATCATCAGCCACGTTAGCAAAGAGGGCAAGATGTTCGGCTCTCAGTTCTGGAAGAACATGGCACGGAATGTGTGGAGAGTAGAGAAACAACAGGACTTAGGGCAGGCGTACTTAGACCTGTCTATGGTTCAAGAGAAATCCAATAACTCAGGCTTATCTAAACCAGTAGGGATACGGATGAGCATTGAGAACGAGACCGCGTCGTTTAAGAAGTTGGCAATCGCTGATCTTAATGCGACACTGGCTAAGTCAATACCTATCAAGACTCGCATCATAGATGAGTTGAGAACAGGTGCAGCCCAAACAGTTAAAGACCTATCTGACACGTTACAGGAGACCCCATCAGCAGTGAGCATGGCCCTAACGCGTGGCAAGGGAACAACATTCGTTGAGATAACTGATGCAGCAGGGAAAAAGACTTGGGGCTTATTGGTTAAGTAGACATGGGGGATAACAACTCTCTCTCTTAAGAGAGAGTGTTGTTACCCCACTAACAAAAGGAGTGAGAAATGGGTACTAGGAAAGAAGCACTTGGAAAAACAACGAGTGCATTAAAGGAACTAGTCAGCACGCTTGTAGGTTGGCCTTGGATAAAGAGGCAACCGAAGCAGTTGAACATGTTTGACAGGGAGTATGCCGAGTACGTTCGTACTAATGAGCAGAGGTTCTCAGCTTGGCGACAGGTTATGAACGACATGTCTAAGAAGGTGTCGCATGCTCAGGATGGGATTGCCGAAGTAAGGGAACTCGTAAAAGAACTACAGGTCTCCGACAAATTCGGCAGGGTTGCAGCTTCAAGCACCGACAAAAAAGTAGAGGCGTTAGAAGCACAGCTTGCCTCACTGCGAACGAACGTGAAAGAAAAGCCAACCTCTGTTGAAGACCACACAGAGAAGGCAAGGGAAGCGCGGGCTACGTCCCCAAAGAATGAACCGTCACACGAAGGGATGAGGGTAACACCTGTTGGTGAACGACCTAC